CCCCAGTTCGTTACAAAGTGCTTTAGCTACTGTAGTCTTACCACATCCAGGAGGTCCAGAAAGAAGAAGATTAGGAACCTCCCCCCTATCTAGGAAATCAAGGAATGTTTTCTTAATATTAGTTGGTAAAATACATTCTTCAATTGTACGAGGTCGATACTTCTCAACCCATACAAACTCATCACGAGACATAATTAATTTTGTAGAGATTCAACAGTGTACTGGTGTCCTTCACTGAGGACTTGATCATGAAGGTTGGCGATGTCCTGTAGTCCTTCTATACTATACCATGGTGCGGTCTCCCAGTCAAACCCTTTACCAAAGGTACTATCAGCATTGACAATGTACCAGTGACAACTGGTGTCAGGAACATCCACTGCACAGTTGGCCCAGTCATCATCCCACTGTGGAACCTGTACCCACAATGTGACTGCAAATAAGATACTGAATAGAAAGTTAATCATACCCACTCCGGTTTACGTTCAGGGAGACGTAGATAGTTATCTTTTACCCAAGGTTTAGATGAAATATACATCTTGTACTTTGTGTAGATATCAATCGTGTCATCAAACTTGAACTCATCTGGACCAGCAAAGACAAAGGGTGTTGGATATTTGCCACTTCGACCTTGTGGATCAGCAGTAGGAAGAATCTCGTTTGCTGCCATCAGTGTGTTGAAACAAGTATGTGGTTTACCATACCTGAGTCCATACTCATTACACAGTGCCAGTCCGTGAGCGAGTAACCATCTCCAGTTGAGCACAAAGGAGTTTGCCCAGATGGTACAGGGGTGATTACGGAAGGCTCCCTTCTCAGTTGCATACGGTGTACCGTCTGCCTTAGGGAGTGTACCAAACCCGTGACCCCATTTGTCAGAACAAACGATAGCGAGCATCTGACAAGTCTCTAGTGGCATCTTGACAATGTGTTTGTCAGGAAGCACTTGTGCAGATTTCCAAGGGTCAGGGTCAGTAACGAAGATATTCATTCTAAAGGTCTCATAAAGGATTGAGAAACAATATCAGACGCTTTCATCTGCGTCTTCATATATTCTACACCCAGATCAGGCAGTTGTCCATCCCCGCATGTAAAAATATCACACACGGCCATTCCCTTTTCAGGCCAGGTGTGAATACTGATATGACTCTCAGAGATCATAGCGAGTCCAGTAACTCCTTGAGGTTCAAACTTATGAACGTTTAAGTTTAATAAGGTTGCCTCACACTTTTGTACTGTTCTATAGAGAACGATACGAATGTGTTCTTGATCATCTAGTAATTCAAATGGACATCCCTTTAGTGTAAAGAGAACGTGTTTCATAGTAAAGCGGTCACCGAGATAGTAAGAAGAAATGCTATCATGATGACAACATCCCAGGACTTTGTCCGTATAAAATAAGGAAGTGATACACTATCACCAACCAAATTCATAACGGCACCTGTAGTTGCATTGACGTGGAGGATGACAAAGTAGGCCAGTATCACGAAGACACTGCCTACTATCCTCATACACACATCAACCGAAGGTCGAGTCAGGCTCAAGGGCGATATAATAGGTGACATCAATATTCTGATTCGTGAAACGGGACAGAAGTTTAGAGGACACTACCAC